CCTTAGGTCAACGCTTCCCCTCTGAAGCTTCATTCTTTGCAGGTGTCTGTTCTGACAAGTATCAGCAGGAAGCATTAGATAAGATCCCTACATTTGAATAACACAGAGGGGGCTACATTGCCCCCTTTTTTGACAGTTATTGGCGGTGCGGTTGTTGTTAATTAAGGCGGCGATGGCCCCCCGTTATTAAAACGCCTAACTACCCTAGTCTACAAAGTGTTACCCAAGCGAGCTTTATATTACACGGAATACTTTTTAGAAAACCCCCGTCCCATATATAATCGAAGAAGGAAAATACGTTGTATGAAAAAAAATTCTGGGCCAGTTTATTTGACTGTAGAGATCGATCCAGTGACTCATGATTATATGATATTACTTCCAGAGTATCTGGTGAATGATATGGGATGGTATGACGGGACGTGTCTGATAGCGAATAGCGACGGGAATGACATTGTATTAGAGACTGGGGAGGACTGCCCAGTGGATGATTGACAGACGCTATATAATACGTTAGAATAACTGAGTTCATCATTTCAGATTATGGCGAAAGGATTTACGATCAAGGCGAAACCGCCAGCGAAGAAAGCATCTAGTTCAGAGTGGGACTACGACAAAGCTAAAGAGATAATCAAAGGAAAGACAGTAGTATTCTGTCTACCTGGTCGAGGGGTATCATATACATATCTAAAAAACTTTGTACAACTCTGTTTTGATTTAGTGCAAGCCGGAGCGAGCATTCAGATCAGTCAGGACTATTCCTCCATGGTAAACTTTGCAAGATGCAAGTGTCTTGGAGCGAATGTCCTTAGGGGACCTGATCAGATTCCCTGGGATGGAAAGTTAAAGTATGATTATCAATTATGGATTGATAGTGATATTGTATTCAACACTGAGAAGTTCTATCAGTTGGTTCTGATGGACGAAGACATTGCTTCTGGTTGGTATTGCACAGAAGATGGAAAGACCACCTCTGTGGCGCACTGGCTAGAGGAAGAGGACTTTACCAACAATGGTGGGGTCATGAATCATGAGACACTTGACACGATGGCCAAGCGTAAGCAACCGTTCACAGTTGATTATGCAGGTTTCGGATGGATCCTAATCAAGCATGGAGTCTTTGAGAATGAGGGTATGAAGTATCCATGGTTTGCTCCGAAGATGCAAGTCTTTGATAGTGGGGCAGTACAGGATATGTGTGGAGAGGATGTATCATTCTGTCTTGATGCGAAGGAAGCAGGATATGAGATCTGGTGTGATCCTCGTATCAGGGTAGGTCACGAAAAAACTCGCGTTATCTAAGGAGGTCGCAATGGCTAGAAAGAACAAGACTTATTATTACAATGTCTACCGTGGCTCGGAGCTTCTACATGAAGAACTTACCGAGACTGAATTCATGGATCAGATGGAATTCTATGCCCATGAATATTATATGACACAGGATCCTGCATTGAATCCTGCAAACTTCCGTCACGAAATGAAGCAATTACTAGAGGAGTGAATTAATTATGGCAGTACGTTCAAAAGTCGGTATCAGCAAAGATGGCTGGATGCCTGGTAAACCCAAAAGAACTCGTCAGGGTTCTGGTAAGAACACAAAATACGCGGCGTCGTCCCGTAACTCGGCTCGTAAGATGTATAGGGGTCAAGGTCGAGGATGACCAAAGCGTCTAGGTGGGTGCATAAGGGCGGGAAGTCTCGCCCCGATAAGCGTTTCAAAGCAAGCGCCGCACCCAAAAAACCAAGAAAGAAGAAAAAAGGTTAAATAGGTGAAGATGCATTAAGTCATTATGGCATGTTTGATTGCTAATCTTCCATCAAAAGAAGTGTGGGTTCGTAAAGAATATCTCACCGATCATCAAAGTGGTCATGGTGAATTTGTAAAGGGCGTCTGGGTATCGGTTAAATCGATTCCTGGGCGTGCTTTTTATTTTGAGACCTATCTACCAGAATATGCGGCAATGTACGATAAATTGCCCATCAGTGCCTTTGTAGCAGACCCTGAGACTCCCACACCTGATATGAATCTACCTAACCTTCAGTTTTGGAACTGTATGGATTATGGGGTTGTCTCAGTAGATAAGAAATTTATTGGCTCAATGGACTTTGAATGCTATACAAGGGATCATGGTAATGTAAAAGGCACCTATATTTGTACCATTGATAACTATCATCATGATCCAGACTATGTTGATTGGGCAACAAGTGAAAATCCTGCCGAACATAAGTCTCATAACTTGATTGAACTTGAAAATGGACAGTATGCATTATATCCAAACAATAGATTGCGTATTTTTGACAATAGTTTGACACCTGTTGAGCCAAAAATGCCTGATTTTAAGGTTTCAACTCAATGGTATCAAGTTGAAAATGGATTTGAAAGACTTGGAATGGGTCGTGAAGACGAATATTTCTGGAAGACATCACAAGAACGTGAAAATTTATCAGAATATCCTAATGAGGGTATAAATACATAAAGTTCATGGTCTATTAATGGCAACACAGCGAGTTTCAAGGGCATTTAAGGACATTTCCTTGTCTTTTGAGGCTCATCCTGTCACAAAAGATCTGCCTATATTAAAAAATGAGAGAGCGATTCAGAGAGCTGTTCGCAATTTAGTAGAGACACAGTTTACTGAAAGGTTTTTTGACTCTGATATAGGTTCACCCGTTCGTGATTTGTTGTTTGAGTTTGTTGACTTCGGAAGTTCTTCTCAAATTCAAGAAGAAATCAAGTTAGTTATTGAACAGTATGAACCTAGAGTTGACAATATCATTGTAAACGTGAGGCCTGCGCCTGATAGAAATGAATTTGAGTGCGTTATAGCATATGATATCGTTGGAATGAATACCCCAACACAAGAATTTTCCTTCGTATTAGAGGCAACCAGATAAAATGCCATTTACAAAGTACGCTAATTTAGATTTTGATCAAATAAGGGATCAAATTAAAGATTATCTAAGAGCAAATTCGGATTTTTCTGACTTTGATTTTGAAGGATCAAACTTTTCCGTATTAATTGACACTCTTGCCTACAATACTTACATCAGTTCGTTTAATGCGAACATGATTGTCAACGAATCTTTCATTGAATCCGCAGCATTAAGAGAGAATGTTGTTTCTTTGGCGCGTAATATTGGTTATACTCCGCGTTCACGCACTGCAGCTAAGTCAAAAATATCATTTTCCGTAAAATTTTCTGGTTCCAGTCAAACTGTTACATTAAAAGCGGGACTAGTTTGTGTAGGAAACACCAAAAACACTAGTTTCGTATTTTCTATTCCAGAAGATATTACCGCAACAGCACCATTAGATAATGCATTAGATAATCAGATTGGTGCTAGGACTGCACTCTTCTCTGATATTGATGTATATGAAGGATCATATGCAGTTAAGAAATTTAATGTCGATCAATCTTTAGATCAAAGATTTATTCTTGACAATGCTTCTATTGATACCAGCACACTTAGAGTAGGAATTAAAGGCCCATTAGATCAAGGTATTGATAATAAATTCGTAAGATCTGATACTGTTTTCAAAATTACTTCTTCATCAGAAATTTACTTCTTGCAAGAAGTAAGAGATGAAAAATATGAATTATTATTTGGTGATGGTGTCATCGGTAAGAAACCAGAAACTGGAAGTCAAATTGTTGCATCTTACATTGTAACTAATGGTATCGAAGGAAATGGAGTTGTAAATTTCAGTTTCTCTGGTGTTCTAAGAGGATCTTCAGATGAAAGAATTTCTCCTACTACTAGTATAGTAGTAACGACTAACCAGAAGGCGCAAGGAGGGACTGAGATTGAATCAATACAGTCTATTAAATACTTTGCTCCTAAAACGTACTCATCGCAGTACAGGGCGGTTACGGCTAGTGATTACGAAGCAATTGTAAAGCAAGTGTTTCCTGATGCAGAATCCGTTTCTGTAGTTGGTGGTGAAGAAATGACACCTCCAAGATTTGGAGAGGTTGAAATTTCAATCAAACCAAAGAATGATTACTTTGTATCTGATTTCAATAAAGGATTGATCTTAGGTAGACTTAAAGATTATGCAGTTGCTGGGATTAAACAAAGTATTGTAGATCTTGAAATTTTAAATGTAGAATTGGATATTTTTGTTTATTATAATGGAAGTAAAGTTTCGAGTTTAGAGAACTTGAAGAGTTCTGTTACATCTACATTATCAGAATTTTCAAGATCAGAAGATCTTAATAATTTTGGTGGCCGATTCAAATATAGTAAACTACTAAACGTAATTGATTCTACAGACACTTCTATTACTTCTAATATTACAAAAGTGAAAATTAGAAGAAACATGAAATCTTCTATCAATAATCCAGCTCAATATGAGTTGTGCTTTGGTAATCAGTTTCATGTAAATCCAGCTGGGGCGAATATTAAGTCAACAGGATTTAGTGTTGCTGGTGTTCCTGATATTCTTTATATGACAGATACACCAGGTATTATTAGTAATAATGTAAATGTAACTAGTTCTTTAGCAGCTACTGAGGTTTTTAATAGAAGACCAGGGTCATCAGTTAGAGCCGAAACGGGCGTTATTTCATTTATTTCTATTGATGAAAATGGCGTTTCATCTGTAAAAGTACAGAATGCTGGAAGTGTTAATTATAAGACTGGAGAGATTAATATCTTTACAGTTAATATCGTTAATACCGTTCTTTCAAACGGAACTATTGAAGTACAAGCATTTCCAGAAAGTAATGATGTCATTGGATTGGAAAATTTGTTTGTTGAATTGTCAATAGATAAAAGCACGATAAATATGGTTAAGGACACAATCACTTCTGGTGAGCAAGTTTCGGGAATCGGATTCCCAGTTACTTCAAGTTACTCAAACGGCAAATTAACAAGGTAAGATGATAGAAACTGGATTTGATACAAGAGTAAAAGTCAATCAAATTATTGAAAGTCAATTACCATCTTATGTTTCAGTAGAAACACCAAAGGCGGTTGATTTTTTAAAACAGTATTATAAATCACAAGATTCTCAGGGCTCTCCTGCAGATCTAATTGATAATTTGGATCAATATTTAAAATTTGATAATATAACTCCAGAAGTAGTTTCTGGCATCACTACTCTGACATCAGATGTCTCTAGTAGTGATACAGTTATCAATGTATTCTCTACAAAAGGATATCCAAATAAAGATGGTATCTTTCAACTTAATGATGAGATAATTTATTACAGTGGAATCACAACCAATTCATTCACGGGTTGTGTTCGTGGATTTAGTGGTATCAGTGAATATAATGATGGTGAGGTTACATTTAACAATACCAACGCCAAAGACCACACTACAGGGATTGGTGTAACTAACCTTAGTACACTATTTTTACGAGAATATTTTAAAAACTTAAAAGTATTATATGCACCTGGATTTGAGAACGAGTCTTTTGATTCAGATGTAAATGTAAACAACTTAGTTAAGAATTTAAAGTCATTCTATCAGTCTAAGGGTACTGCTGAATCAATCAATACTCTAATATCAATATTATTTGGCCAAAACTCAAAAGTTAAAAAGCAGTCAGAGTTTTTACTTGAACCGTCTGAATCATCATTCAGAAAGAGACTAGTATTATTGACTGAAAAGGTTGATGGTGGAGATCCATCCAAATTATCTGGTCAAACACTATTCCAGGATAGTAATAGCAATAATCCAGATATTGGTGGTTGTTCAGCTCCCATCTCTGAAGTAGAAGAAACTATTAGAGGTGGAGTTACATATTATACGGTTTCTCTATTCCTAAGATATCAAGAACCATCTCCTGGTTTTGATGGCACCTTCTCTATAACACCAAGCTCAAAAACCATTGGGGATACTCTCATTGGAAGTGATGTAATTTTGGTAGATAGTACCATTGGATTCCCTAAGAGTGGTGTGTTAAGAAATGGCAGTGATGTCATTACATACACTGATAAAACTATTAATCAATTCTTAGGTTGTTCTGGTGTTACCGCAAACATTGCACCTGCTACAAATATTAGAACCAATGACGTTGCATATGGATATACAAGCGATACTAATGAAAAAGTAGAACTTAGGTTAACTGGCGTAATATCAGAATTTGATCCACAGGAAGATATCTACAACGCAAACATAGGTGAAGTTTATAGAGCCAAAACAGTTGGTTCAAAAATTCTAAATCCTCCATCTAATAAAACTTACGAACAGATTTCATTCAACTCTTGGAAATATAATACTGCATCAAGTATAAAAGTTGAAAGTTTTAATGGTTCTGTATTTGTTCTAGAAAGAAGTCTAGATGATGCATTCCTTAGTGACGGTGATAATGTAGAAGTTGTCAATAGTGAAACTCTTGATGTTGTTGTTGGGTTAACCACAGCTACAATCACTGGTGATAAGCAAGTTGTATTATCTGGTGGTAATATTTCCGATTTGGTGCAGGGTAGAGCATATGATATTAGAAGACAAATTAAAAAGGCATCTAGCACTGGTATTGAACTGAGTTATGGCAATAATACTCTAGTATCAAATGTGTTGAACACATATATTACAAAAAATCGTAGTACTCTTTATGTTGCATCAAACTCTTTACCTGATTACAACATTGATCTAAATCAAATTGAGGTTTCAATTGCTGAGGCATCAGTATCTTCTGGAACTCTTGATGATCAAGATTCACTTGGTGATTATAATAATATTTCATTTTCAAATACTGTTCCTTTCATAACTGGTGATGAGGTAGTTTATTCTGCTGGAACTGCAACTGAACCAATTAAAGGTTTGGAGTTTGGTAGAAGTTATTTTGTTGAAGTTCAATCACCGAACAATAAAATAAAACTTTATGTTGCCAGATCATTCATTGATACTGGTATCAATGTAAAACTAAATGTTCCTGATGATGGAAATACTGGATCTCACTTCTTCTCATTATCAGAACAAGTTGATAAGAAGATTTCGCCACAAAAGGTTCTAAAGAAGTTTTCATTGATAAGATCATTAGATACTGGTAGTGAAACCAGCACAATTGCTGGAGCTTCTGGCATTCTTAAAAATGGTGTAGAACTTACAAATTATAAAATTGACGACAAAGTATTTTTTGGACCCGTTGAAAAAATTAGTGTTTTCAATTTTGGATCTGGTTATGATGTAATCAATCCACCAAAATGTATCATTGCAGATTCGGATAATTCTGGAAATACTGCTCTGGCAAATGTTGCCGTAGTAGGAACCCTTAAAGATATTCTTATTGATCCACAAGACTTTGATATTGATCGAGTCATAAGCATCAGTATAAGTGGTGGTAATGGAACTGGGGCTTTAGTCGAACCAACTGTAATTGATCAATTTAGAGAAGTTATATTTAATGGTAAGAATGCCTCTGATGGTGGTGGCGTCTCCGTTTATGGTGATTTTATTAGAACAACCAATAATCATAATTTTGGAAATGGTCAAGAAATTATCTATGATCCAAATGGTAACAGATCTTTAGGAGTCACTGGATTTGGATTGACTAGTGTTACTGGTAATTTCCTAGAAACTGGTGGTAAGTACTTTACCGAAGTTATTGATCCAGTATCTTTTAGATTATATGAAAATGAATCAGATTTTAATAGTGGTATAAACACTGTTGGTTTTAGTACTGGTAGTAACAGTGGTGGTTTACATAAATTTAGAACTGCACAATCAACCAAGCAATTAACTGGTGTTAATGTTCTAGATGGTGGGGTTGGATATGAAAATAGACAAGTTGCTATTCAAACAACAGGTATCTCAACATCTAATAATTCATTCACATTTAAAAATCATGGATATTCTACAGGTGAGTTAATTACATATAACGCTACTGGTGATAAGATTCCAGATCTATCAACATCAAATCAGTATTATGTTATCAAAATAGATGATCATAACTTTAGAATTGCAGACGCTGGTGTTGCAGGAACTAGTAATACTAATTTTGATAGAGGATTGACTGAAAAAATCACTGGGATTGGAACGGGTCTTCACTTATTCAATTATCCAGAAATCACAGTTGATATTTCAGTATCCATTGCAAATACTGTAGGTGTTGTAACAGCTACTCCTATTGTAACAGGCAACATAAAAGATGCCCTTCTATATGATGGTGGAACATCATATGGATCTAAAGTTCTAAACTTCCATAATAGGCCATCTGTAAGTATTGATATAGGATCTGGAGCAGAATTTAGAGCGGTAATTGTTGATAAAAAGATTGTTGATATTTTAGTAACACAACCAGGAAATAACTATTTTTCTCCACCTGATATTAATATAATTAGTGAATCTGGAAGTGGTTGTATAGCGAGAGCAGTTACTGATGCAAATGGTCTGGTTACAGATGTAGTTGTTATCGCGAGTGGTAACAATTATGTTTTCTCAGACACTAAAATTGAACCAGTATCAAGAGGAAGTGGAGCAGTTCTACGTTCATCTATTAGAAGTCTAACTCTCAACAGCAGAGCAAGATTTAAAGATTATGGTGGTGAAGCTATAATTGATAAAGGTGAAAACGGCTTACAATATGCTGTTGTTGGTTATAGTCCAAAATTACAGTCAGATTTCCAAGACACTGATAACACCAAACACTCACCACTAATTGGATGGGCATATGACGGAAATCCAATTTATGGATGTTTTGGTTATACAGACTCAGGTGATCAAACTTCTGCTATTAAACTAATTGAATCTGGTTATGTTATTGATATTAATCAAGTCACCAATAGACCAAGTGGATTTGAATCTGGATTATTTGTCGAAGATTATTTGTTTAATGATTCTGGCGACTTAGATAAGCACAATGGTAGATTTACCAAAACACCAGAGTTTCCAAACGGAACTTATGCATACTTTGCAACGTTAGAACTAGATCCATTAACTGGAGATCTCGCATCTAGTTTCCCATATTTCATGGGTGATTCATATAGATCCAATGTTATTGAAGAAAATCTTGCAGGATCTTCAGTATCACTAAATCAAGATTTTGATTTTGTTGGAAATGAATTAATTAGAAATACTTTCCCGTACAACGTTGCAGAAGTTGGTGCTGATTATAACTTCTTTACTCAACCTTATAATTTTGATAGTCAAAGGGTTACTGTAAGGTCTAGAAAAACAGGTCAAATAGAAAGTATTTCTATTGTAAAGAAAGGAACAAATTATCAAATTGGTGATAGTGTTGTATTTGATAATAGTGATACAACTGGTGGATCAGCATCCGCTCAAGTCTCAGAAGTTACTGGAGACTTTGTTAATAGTATAACAGAGGAATTTTTGACATATGATAAATTTGTATTTGAAACTCTTAATGGAAATCAGGTAGCTGGATTCATTTCAACATATCATGATTTGGAACCGAATGATATTGTTAAAATTTCTGGTCTCTCAACTTATGTTGCTAATTTGTCTGGTGATGTAAATATTGGAGTTCCAGTTGACGACTTTAGTTTAACTGATAACATAGCAGCAGAATTTGTTGGTGGTATAACCACAGATATACCAGTCTCGAATGTCCCAGAGTTCTTAAGACCAAACTCTGAACTTCAAATTGATGATGAAACTTTTAAAGTTCTCAATATCTACAAGACTTCTGGTCCATTTAATAACATCATTAGAGCAGTAAGAGGAACCTCTGGGCTTGGTCATACTGTTGGAGATTCTATATTAGTAAAATCCAGTCAAATAATATTTAATTTTAATGGTCCAACTTTAGATTCTAAAGCAAATGATGTTGTATATTTTAATCCTACAGAAGCCGTCGGATTTGGAACTACTGTAGGTATAGCAATTGATACAGATTATGTTGTTAGTGGTGCAACAACTTTTAGAAGTGTTCCAACATATTCAATCTATCTTGAGAATCATACATTTACAGATAATCAACCAATTAAGATTATAAAACCAGCATCTGGTAATGCTATTGCAGTATCTACAGTTGGTGCTGCGTATACATTTACTCTTCCTTTATCTGGAAATGAACAACTAGTATATGCTGTCAATAAAGGTACAAATACCATTGGTATTAAAACCACTTTAGATTCTGCAGAAATTAATTTCGTTTCCTGTGATACAGACGATTATGAATATCAAATCACATCAGATTATAAGCAGGTAACTGGTAGAGTAGAAAGATTAACTGCAAGAGTAGCGACAGCATCTTCTCATGGTCTTGAAGAAGATGATGAAGTTAGATTAAATGTAAAACCAAATCTAACAGTTGGTATTGGAACATCAACAGCAGTAAGAGTCTTATTTAATGAGTTCACTCAAAATACTATTATTGATCCCATTGGTTTCAGTTCAGCTTCAGTTGGTTTATCAAGTTCAAGATTTAATATTGAGAGTCATGGTTTAGTTACTGGTGATTTGGTATTCTATGATGCGAATGAAACAACTGGTATTGATACTGGAAAGTATTTCGTATTTTCTGATGATCCAGATGCATTCTCAATTGCAGAAACTAAAACTGACCTTGAGGGAGAAACTATTAGATTAGTTGAATTTACCAAAGTTGGTGGAACTTCACATACAATATCTAAAGTAAACCCAGAAATAAAAGTAACTAGAAATAATAATATCAAATTTGATGTGTCAGATAGTTCCTTGTCTGGTTATAATTTTAGAATTTTCTATGATTCTGATTATAGAAATGAACTTGTTGGAACTGGAAGTTCTGAAGCATTTGAATTGACTGGAATTGGAACTGTTGGACTGGGAACGGCTAGTTTTACTATTAAGTTTAACGAGTATTTACCAGAGCAACTATATTATAACTTGGAAAAAATTTCAAATAATACTCTTGTAGAATCTGATATTTCAGTAGATAATTTCTCAAGAATTCTATATGTTGATAGTGAGTATTCTACAAAAACAACTGTAGTTGGATTAGGAACTACAGGTACAACATTCTTAGTTAGTCTTTCGGAAAAACCTGAAAGAGGTTCTTATAGTTCTTCTGAAGTTGATAAGTTAGAATATTCTACAAAATCAACTACTGCCTTCGGTGGAATTTCCAAACTCAATATTTTGAACAAAGGAACTAATTATGATAAACTTCCTGGAATATCAACGATTACAACAACCTTAGGAGTTAATGCTGAAATTGCTCCAAAATCAACCAATATTGGTTTGTTGGATAGAACTGAAGTTGAGAAACCTGGATTTGACTTTGCTGTTGATAAAACTCTAAAACCAGTAGCTGACATTCCAGCAAGACATGAACTTACAAATTACTTCACTACTAATAGTATCATACCAGTATATGGTGGGAAAAACTTTATTACTGCTCCAAACTTAGTCCTTGTAAACTCAGTAAGTCTTGAGCAAGTTGATGATGTAAGTATCATTGCCGAATTAGACTCTGGAAGTATTAGTAGTGTTGAAATCATAAATCCTGGAAGTGGTCTTCAGGGTGTTGGTCATAGTGTCTTTAGTTTGATTAATGATAATGGTTTAAGTATTACAAAGATTGATAGTGTTCAAACTGGAATTATGACTCTAACTGTTGTGACTCCAATATTAGGATTCTCAACAAGCCCACTACAAGCAGGTGATGAAGTATTTGTTGATGGTATTCAGGAATATACTGGAGAAGGCGATGGATTTAATTCTAAAAATTATGGATTTAGATTCTTTGAAGTTACAAATTTCAATTCTGGTGTTAACCCTGCTGAAGTTACAATTGATCTAACTGGGATAGGAACAGGATCTCCTGGAATTGGTGTTACTAATGTTAACTTTGGATCTATTGTTAAGAAAGAATCTTACCCAACATTCTCTGTAGACATCGCTAGTAAAGATTTTATTGATAATGAACCTTTACTATTAGAAAACGACTTGGGTGAAACAACCAAAACTGTTTTGAAAGTGGATTCTTCTAATGAAGCATTCCTTAAAACCAGAGGTGATTTAAAACTGGTTGTTGGAAATAAACTTCTTGGTTCAATCTCTGGAGCTAGAGGAACAGTTGTAGACACTAAGACTTTTGATGGTTTCTATGATGTTGGATGTGGATCTACAATTAACTTTGGTTGGTTGACAAATAAAGGATTCTTGAATGATGATACTCAAGTCATGTCAGATAATGACTATTACCAAAAACTAGCATATAGTATTAAGAGTCCTGTTAAATTTAATGATCTAATTGGTCCAGTCAATCGTTTGGCACATATTTCAGGTACAAAGAATTTCGCTGACACTGAAATCAATTCAGTAGCTGTTGCTTCTACTAATTTTATTAGTGATGGCACACAATCTATAGTTATTGACCTATTCTCTGAATCAGATGTAACAACTAACAATTTCTTTGATTTTGCAGTTGATACTGATGTTGAACAGAATGTAACTAATATTAGTCAACTTGCTACAAATTCAATCAAGTTTGGAACTAAAAAACTTACCAACTTTATTGAATGTTTGACTAATAGAGTTCTGAGTATTGATGATATAAGTGAATCATTTATTGATAGAGAAAACTTAGTCGGTGATTTCGTAGATATTATTAAGTTCCCTTCTGGAACAGGATATTCTAGATTTACAGTTGTAGTAACTGACGTTGTTGATCTGACATCATTCCAAATTTATGATTTGGTTGTTATTACTGATGGTAATAATAATACCTTCCTTCTAGAAAAATCAAATATCAAATCTAATCCTCAACTACAAGTAGATCTTGTAGAAGAGCAAGAAAGTCTAGGAGAATTTACTACAGAATTTTCTCAGTTAGATGGAACTATCGCTTTAAGATATTCCCCATCAAATTCAGAAAAAACTTATGATATAAAAGCATTCCGCCAACTATTTGATTCAAGAACTACTGGTATTGGAACCAATATTATTGGTGATACAAGACTCATCGGCGTAACCACTGTAATTGGAGCTGGATCTACAGATCAAATTGTTGGATTTGATACTAGTGATTTTAATTCAATGTTTGCATATGTTGAAGTTATAGATAATACAACTTCTGAAAGGCAATATGCAGAAATAACTGTTCTTCATGATGGGGTCAACGCATATCTTGGTCAATATGGATTTGATAGTAGTGAAAGATTGCTAAGTTTCTC